TGGTTTGGGATGTCCTGGATTTGATTCATGCGTTTGACTGGTATGCTTCTGGTGATACATGCAAGGAAACCTATCTGAAAGCAAAGATGGAATTCAAGAAGAAGTGGTTCAGCAATCGTGGTGTTCGTGTCCGCAGGATTGTTGATGATGCATTGAAGCAGTGCAAGGATGAACTATATGAAACCTTTGGATTGGAAGAAGGTGATCCTGATGGCTGAACGTGTTCAGTATGATGCAGCAACAAGGAAGTGGTTTGAAAGTCACAGGTGGAAAGAAACCACTGTTACAAAATGTTCCCGGTGTGGTTTGTATTACAAGCCGGAACTTGGTCATAAATGCAAGTTAAAAGAGGCAGGTGACAAAGATGGCAGTTGAAAAGAATCCTGCACAGGAATTTCTGCGGCAGGTCAGACTGTGTGACATACATATCAACAACAAGCTTGAAGAAAAGGCTAGACTGGAAGCCCTGGCAAAGAAGATCACTTCTTCCTGGTCTTCTGAACATGTTTCTGGTTCCGGCAACCAGGACAAGATGGGTGATGCCATTGCCAAGATTGTTGACATGGAAAAGGAAATTGACAGGGCTGTGGATGCCTTCATTGACAAGAAGAATGAAGTCAAAGCTGTCCTTGAACAGATCCAGATTCCTGATCAGCTTGACCTGCTTTACAAGGTTTACATCCAGTATGAATCACTGGAACAGGTTGCCTGTGAAATGAATATGTCTTATCGGAATGCTTGCTACATTCACGGAAGGGCTTTGCAGACCGTGGAAAGCATTATCTTTGGAAGGTGAACTATGGGTGATCGGATTTCTTTTATTGATAAGTTGCGGAAGCTTCTGGAAGAAAGGGGCATTTCAACACATAGGTTTCAACGAGATACGTTGATAGATAGAAAAATCTTTTACAACAAGGAAAGACAGATTCACAAGTCAACACTGATGGCTATTGCCTATTATCTGAAGATGGATGCAGAAGAAATGATTGAAGGCACTGATGCAGAAGATGTCTGGTATAGTTGAAGTGTTATTGGAAGGTATGAATTATGGAAAACTTTACTTGTGTAATGGAAAGCCAAAAACAGTGCAATGGCTGCGTGTATTGGAAGACAGCCAGAACTGGCAGTGCTGATTCTTTTATGTGTCACCACCTGCTTGTGACAGGAAAGAGAAGGATTGACCAAGATGGTGTCTGCCTTTCCAGAACACCAGAAGAGCGGCAGGTGCAGGAAGTGATTGTTGCACCGAAAGTGAAGAAAGAAAAGAAGAGAGAAAACAAGGTCAAGAAGAAGGTCAAGGCTGTTGAAGATGGCATTGTCTTTGAATCTATGACTGAAGCGGAAAAGTATTATAAACTGGCACACGGCAGAGTTCATAAGGTTGCAAACGATCCGAATAAAACGGCAAGGGGGCAGCACTTTGTCACTGTTTGAAAAAATGTAAAGTATATGTTCGGTTTTTGCCAGGAAAAATTGAAGGTATGGTGTGAATTATGTTTCTTTGGTGGGTATATCTTGACACTGTTGAATGGGGTGTCTATATCACAGCACCTTCCAGGGGAAGGGCAAAAACAATCTTCTATCATTGTTCCCCGGATTACTGTGATTTTACTGACATCAGGGTGAAGAAGCTGAAACCTGCTGACGGATTCAGTGAACGGTTTATGGACATGGATTGCCCTGAACTGGAAGCCCTGGGTGTGCGGTATATGACAGAAGAAGAATACAATGAATATATGGAGCAATTCGATTATTGAAAAACTGATGCTGCGGTGATAGAATGCAATCAAACTTGAAAGGTGGTGGCATCCATGTTTGACATGAAAGCGATTCTTGAAGCACTCCCTTGTCCCATTGGATCTGATATCTGGTGGGTAGATGATGACACAATGGAAGTGAAGTTAGAAGAAGGTGGCATCACAGGATTTATCATTCGTGAAAACGAGATTCTTGCGCTTGATAAATGTGGAGAGCCATTTGAACTTCATAGTGAATGGGGATGCCTTACCAAAGAAGAAGCGGAAGCTTTTAGGGATAAGATGCTGAACCGATAAAGTTTTCACTGGATTTCATAGATTTTCATGGTTGAATTCTGATATTGTTATAATAAGCTAGATTGATAGAACAGCCTGACAGGGTTTTCCCTGTTGGGCTTTTTCTATTTTAAGCACCAGTGATCATTCATTTTCCATTGCGGTGAATGGTCATTAAATACCATACTCCTTGGGGCGGTGCAATCGGCATCGCCTATGGTGCTTTTCTGCATAGTATTTGATAGTAATTAGAGGGTAAAGGAAGGTGATGATTGTGGCAGAAAAGAAGCTGACGGCAAAACAGCAGCGGTTCTGTGATGAATATCTGATTGACCTGAATGCGACACAGGCCGCAATCAGAGCCGGATATTCAAAAAAGACGGCAAATGAACAGGGTGCTAGATTGTTAGCGAATGTTAGTGTTCAGAAATATCTTCAGAAGCGAAAAACAGACCGTATTGAACGGACAGAAATCACACAGGACATGGTTCTGCTTGAACTTGCAAACATTGCTTTTTCCAATGCTGCTGACTATGCAGCGGTTGTTGAAAAGAATGCAATGGCAGAAGTGGACGGAAACATGATTCCGCTTTTTGATGAAAACGGTGATCCTGTGAAATACAGGACTGTTGAACCTGTTCTGACTGCGGATTTGACAGAATCACAAAAACGTGCTTTGTCGGTCATCAAGAAAGGCCGTGATGGTTTTGAAATCAAGCCCTATGACAAGATCAGGGCTTTGGAACTGTTGGGCAAGCACCTGGGAATGTTCACTGAACAGGTCAAAGTGACTGGTGATGTGAATAATCCCATGGCAGGATTGACCACAGAAGAATTGAAGAAGTTGATCTATGATGGATAAGAATGTCTTGAAGTATTATGCAAGATTAGAACTATCCAGAAGAAGCTTTTGGGAATACTGCAAGTTCACATCACCTGACTTCTATTCAGATGACAGGCACTTCCTGAATGATCTGTCTGATAAGCTTCAGTGGTTCATAGAAGAAGCCACAGAACAGATCATGGTGGTGAATATGCCGCCAAGACACGGAAAGTCCAGAACATCCGGCAAGTTTGTTCAGTGGCTTTTTGGTAAATATGGAACGGCAATCAAGGTGATGACAGGTTCCTATAATGAAACGCTGTCCGGCACCTTTGCAAAGCAAGTCCGTGATTGCATTGCAGAACAGAAAACAGAAGGCATCACGGTATATAGTGACATCTTCCCCAACACCAAGATCAAATATGGTGAAGCCGCTTCACAGAAATGGGCTTTAGAAGGCAGTCAGCAAGCCAATTATCTTGCTACTTCCCCAACAGGCACAGCCACTGGTTTTGGTTGTAACATCATGATCATTGATGATGTCATCAAGAATGCTGAAGAAGCCTACAATGCAAACACACTGGAAAAGCTGCGGTCTTGGTTCACAGATACCATGCTTTCCAGAACGGAAAATGGTTTCAAGCTGATTGTCATCATGACCAGATGGAGCAATGATGATCTTGCAGGATTCATCCTGGCGAACTATGACAATGTGGTTCATGTCAATTATAAGGCGGTGCAGGATGATGGTTCCATGCTTTGCCCTGAAATCCTATCCAAGAAGGACTTCGAACTGAAGACCAAGAACATGAACAAGGACATTGTTGCTGCAAACTATCAGCAGGAACCGATTGATGTCAAGGGTAGACTGTACACCACACTGAAGACCTACACGGAAACACCGAAGGATGAAAAGGGTGAATCCCTGTTCCAGTATATATTGAATTACACGGACACTGCCGATGAAGGCAGTGATTTTTTGTGTTCTATCTGCTATGGCATGTATGATGGCAGCTATTACATCCTGGATGTCCTTTACACGAAGGATGCAATGGAAGTGACAGAACCTGCCACTGCGCAGATGCTGACCAGGAACAATGTTGGCTGTGCCATCATTGAATCCAACAATGGCGGCAGAGGTTTTGCACGAAATGTGGAAAGAGAATGCAAGGAATTGGGGAACAGGCACACAAAAATCAAGTGGTTCCACCAGTCCAAGAACAAGGTTGCCCGGATCTTGTCAAACAGCACATCTGTAATGAACAATCTTTATTTCCCGGTAAATTGGGAAGACAAGTGGCCTGACTTTGCCAGGGCAATCAAGAAATATCAGAGGGAAGGCAAAAATGAACACGATGATGCACCTGATGCATTGACTGGTGTTTATGAGAATCCAAAGCCGCTTGGCAAGTGGCTTGTGTAAACATGGGGGGAAAAGAAGTGCTGACAATCAACGAAATCAAGACCTTCATTGACAATGACAGGTCAAGCACCAAGAAGAAGCTTGCCGGAATCGGACAGCGGTACTATGAAGCGGATCATGACATCAGAAACTATCGGATCTTCTTCATTAACGCTGAAGGCAAGCCTGAAGAAGATCTGTACAAAAGCAACATCAAGATCAGTCATCCGTTCTTCACGGAACTGGTTGACCAGGAAGTCCAGTACATGCTTTCCGGCAAGGATGGCTTTGTCCTGTCTGACAATCCTGAACTTCAGGTGTTCCTGGATGAATACTTCAATGAAAACGAAGACTTCACTGCTGAACTGACTGAAGTCCTGACTGGTTGCATTTCCAAGGGCTTTGAATACATGTATGCCTATAAGAACACAGAAGGAAAGACATCCTTCCAGTGTGCTGACAGCATGGGTGTTGTGGAAGTCAGAGCCAAGGAAACCGAAGATCAGTGTGAATATGTCATCTTCTGGTATGTTGACAGAATCGGCAAGGACAACAAGAAGATCACACGGATTCAGGTGTGGGATGACAAGCAGACACACTTCTTCTGCCGTGAAGGTGAAGGACAGATCATTCCTGATCCTTCTGAAAAAATCAATCCCAAGCCGCACATCATCTACAAGAAAGATGGTGATGATTCCACCTACTATGATGGCTTTGGCTTCATTCCTTTCTTCCGTCTGGACAACTGCAAGAAGCAGTTCAGCGGCCTGAAGCCCATCAAGCATCTGATTGATGACTATGATCTGATGTCCTGCGGCCTGTCCAACAATATCCAGGATGCAAATGAAGTCCTGTATGTGGTCAAGGGCTTTGACGGTGACAACCTGGATGAACTGCAACTGAACACCAGAAGCAAGAAGTTGGTTGGTGTGGATGAAGACGGTGGTGTGGAAATCAAAACCATTGAAATTCCTGTCCAGGCCAGACAGACCAAGCTTGAACTGGATGAAAAGAACATCTATCGGTTCGGCATGGGCTTCAATTCTGCACAGCTTGGTGATGGCAATATCACCAACATTGTCATCAAGTCCAGATATGCGCT